ATTACGACAATATACAAACCTTGCCCGATTTAGCAGGGTTTGATGGCATCGTATTTGATGAACTAACCAAGCTCAAGAACCCTTCTGGTACTAGGTATAAACACCTACTTAAAGTAATTGATCGTTTTAAGTTTCGTTGGGGATTAACAGGCTCTTTTACGTCTAACGGTTTAGAAGATGTGTTTGGTCAATGCAAAGTAATAGACCAAACCCTATTGGGTAGGAGCAAAGGAGCGTTCCTACAGCAGTACTTTGTGTGTGTCAATCGCGACTTTGGCGATTGGCAACCTCGGCTGGGCGCATTAGAAGCCGTGATGCAGAAGATTCGCCCAGCCACCTTCTTATTAGAGTCAGCCGAATATAAAGACAAGCTCCCGCCTTTGCATACAGTAGAGATACGTTGTAGCTTGTTAGACCGCAAGCCTTATGACAAGATGAAAAAAGACTTTGTTTACCAATTTCCAGAGGCACAAATCATCGCGGCTAATTCGGCTGTAGTAACCCAGAAGCTACAACAGATGGCATCAGGCTTTTGTTATCACACAGAACGAACACCCTCTAATACCGCAGGGCAGTTTGATTCGGTTAAAACACCTGTATGGTTCTCAGATCACCGATTTGAATCATTAGACGATCTTTTATCAGAGAATCAACACGCTAATACGTTGCTTGTTTACAACTACAAAGAAGAACTAGAAGAACTCAAACGCCGTTATCCTCATGCCCAGACAATCAATGACTATAAGGCTATAGAGCGTTGGAATGAGGGCAAGATCGAATTGCTATTGATTCATCCCAAGTCTGCTGGACACGGGATTAATTTACAGTTTGGCGGTAGCAAGATGGTGTTTGTATCTTTGCCTTGGAGTTTAGAACTGTTTGAGCAAACCATAGGCAGATTGCATAGAGGAGGGCAAAAGCACGATGTTTGGTGCTATGTACTGTTAACAAATAAAACAATTGATGAACGAATTTGGGCAGCTTTGGCTGATAAAAGAGCTATTTCGGATGTTGCAATTGAAGAACTTAAATAAATTTGTTGCACTATCAATAAATCTGTTACACTAAATCCTTTGAAAGGAATTAAAAATGAATTGGATTAAACAAACGCCTAAAGCAAGTGACTATAGCTGGAGATCATTGACAGATACTTTGTCTACTTTAAGTGAGGAAGAAGTATTGGATTTATTAAAATCAGAACGTAAGGGCGAAAAACGGCTTTCGATCCTACAGCGTTTGCATCAACGCTATAACACTTTGCGTGTGTCTAGAGAACGTGTAGAACTAATAGCAGAAGCTAAAAAATGAACGAAGTTGAAAAGATGCTGATTGACGGCACAACGGCATATATGACACCAGAAGTAATTGTCATATTTAAAGTAGAACCCAGTTATGACGCGATAGCTAAAGCGCGTGAAATATTGGATAGTGTTACAGATACCTTAATTTTGAGGCAATTGGAAAAGTAGTAAATGATTAACTAGAGGAAAAATTATGGCACAGAAAAAACCAGTTGTCGCAGCAAATGAAATATCGCTTGTGGCTTTTAAAGATGGGTGTTCGCAAGGGCATGACTGTCCTGCCACCGATTCAGGTGATCGGTTTGTCGGGATTGCCACGACTGTGATCTTTGTGATTTGGGTTGTCTGCATTGCTGTGGGGGTTCCGTTATGAAAACCTCACGCAAACTCAGAGCCGTAGAGGACGTTGAAATCGAGGAGGTTAAGCCTAAGCCCATTGACCCCGCCAACCCACCGCGACACATGACTCTTTTGGGCGGCACGCCTTACCACGCTGGCAAAGCAAACGTGCTTGAAACTTTCCGCAAGTACGGTTTTGTGCCACCTACTGAGATTAAATTATGAATAAGTACGCAAATAAAACGCCCACAGACCTTGCTAGAAGCATGGCTGTTCCCGTGATGGAATGGATTGGAAAACGCATTCAACAAGTGGAGAATAAAAAATGAATGATCTTTCACACGAAATTGTTAAGATGAAAAAGTTAATAAACCAGCTTGAGGTATTAAATGCTAATCCGGGTTTGGTTGGAAAAAAACTAATTACTGAAGCTGTATCTGAAATTAAAATAGTAACTTTACTATTAGAAATTCAAGTGGCTAACTATGCAGACTAATTGGGCTGACAAAGTGCCAGTTGATCCAGATGTTATGGCTGTATTGCGCTATTGCCGGGAAAGAGGTTTTCCTCATTACGATCTAACGCTAGAACAAAAGATGATTGACTTTAATAAGTTATGTCGTTTTGATCTGAACAAAATTATTCAGGATGGCTTTGTCAATCAAACATTGCACGCTATGGGTTTATGTTGGACATACTTTCCACATCACTGGGCTATTCGTACACGCAATATGAAAACTGCGATTGATGTATGGGAAGACGATAACTTGTTAGTCAAAGCAATCAAGAGCAGGATTAAATGGGGTGGCAAAGTTGGTGAAAATGGCTTTATGACCGATTCCAATTTGCGTAAGGCAGTGCGTACCTATTCCGGGGTGCAAAGAGTAAGTAACTTTAGACCATCAGCGGCGGCGGCAATCTATCGCAAATATTGTCCACCGGGCGGCACTGTATGGGATATGTCATCAGGCTTTGGCGGTCGATTGATTGGAGCTCTTGCAAGTGGATCTGTAGGCACCTATTACGGCTGTGATCCATCTACACCCACCTATGCTGGTTTAGAGCAGATACAAGAAGATTTTGCAGGCAGGATGAACATTCACCTAGCCAAGCAGGGAAGCGAGGTATACACGCCTCCTGAGCCCGTAGATCTATGCTTTACATCACCACCATACTTCGATACCGAGGCTTATAGTCACGATATGGAGCAAAGTTGTATTGCTTATCCCAGTGTTGCAGGCTGGAATCATCATTTTCTTAGGAAGACCATCCAGAACTGCAAGAGCGTATTGAAGGCTGATGGGTACCTGATCCTCAATGTAGCCAATGTAGCCAGCCATAAAACCCTTGAAGCTGATACGGTGGCAATTGCTCAGGATGAGGGCTTTACCCTTGTAGACACCCTAAAAATGAAGCTTTCCTCAATAAATTTTGCAAAAGTTCACAGGTTTGAGCCTATTTTTGTGTTCAAAACAACAAACTAATTGGAAAACGCATTCAACAAGTGGAGAATAAAAAATGTTAGAACAACAAGTATGGGGAGGAAAAACATTTTGAACATTGGTGATGTGAATAGCACTGAAAAAGGTTCAGGCGCTCGTTATAACGCAGGTAAGCCTGACCTAAGCCTTATTCCTCTTTGTACGCTTGAAGATGAAGCTAAGGTCTGGATGTATGGCAATCAGAAGTATGCTGCATGGAACTGGGTTAAAGGAATGGATTGGTCTGTACCCTTAGCTTGCGCCTTGCGCCACCTGTCTAAATGGCAAGCTGGTGAGGAGAACGATGAGGAGTCGGGGCTACCCCACCTTGCTCATGCTATGTGCAACCTACGGATGCTAACGCTGTTCTCTAAGACATATAAAGACGGCGATGATCGCCCGCCATCAGAATTCATGCCATGAGCCAAACTAGACTAGGTTCGTTTATTGAAGCATGGGTGAATGTACTGATAGGGTTTACCATTAATTACATCGCCAATTTGTTGATATTCCCGCTATTTGGCTTTCACATTAGTCTGTTAGCTAACTTCTATATGGGTCTGCTATACACTGTCATCTCAGTAATTCGTAGCTATGCTGTTAGACGTTGGTTCAATGCAAGATTGCATCGCTTATTGGCCAATATATGAGTGCATGGTTAATAATAGTTACAGGATTGATATACGCCTAATTTGATCGCGTTGGGAATTATGGGTGGCCAATTTAATGCCAAGCCGGGTTTCAATACTGCTTCGCCTTCTCACGACACTAGAAGAAGCAACACCCAATTTTTCCGCCATTAAGACAGGAGAGCCTAGTTTAGCTCAAAGGGCTATAAATTCTTGATCTGTGCATACAAGTTTCAGTGCCATAAGTACCCTTCTAATTGTTGTAATCGGATATTAACCGAATCGTATGTTAAATCAATGACTTACTAGCGATTACCTGTTAATTTTTTAAATTTTTGTTCCATCTCGTAATCTTCACGGCATTCTGCGGAACAGAATCTGCCTTGTGCAATGGTTTTATTACAGTAAAGACAGTGCCCTGAGAACTTTAACGGCTGTTGCGCCCGTACTGCTTTAATTGCTAAATCCCGATGCAAGGCTTCTAAATCGCTTGCATCATCGAATAGATCGCTCATTTACATTCCTGCTTGTTGCTTAATCCAGTCTTGTAAACTGACTAATTGTTGCGTTGTAGCGGCGCAAGCAAGTAACTGGTCGGTGGCGCTTTCATTAACTCCGCTGGCGGGGTTGGAAAGGCTGGGCATTGAACCGCTACCGGGCTGGCGCAGCCCGTTATAATAAGACTTGAGAGCAGACAACTTAGTTTGGTATTCATTAATAACCCCTTTATTAATTAGTTCTTGCTCTTTAATTTTTGCTTTATTTTCTGCAATTTGTTTATCTGCAATAGTTGCTACTTCTGCTTTGTATGTTACAAGAGCATTATGCTCATATTTTCCATAGCCAACACCAAACAAAGCTAAAGCTGCTAAAGCAATCATAATATAACCGCTTAAAGTTAACCCGAACATTGTGCGTATTCCTCTTGTCTGCGTTTAACAAGCCCCGGCAACACTTTGCCCCCAGCTTGATTCCACTTTAATAACTCTTTGCAAGCCCCTGCATAATCGCTTGAATTGAGCTTTTTATTAAGGGTTGAATGACAGAAAGCAGACACCCCAACATTATAGGTAAAATCCAAATAAGCATCATATTCTCCTTGAGAGATAGGCACATGAATACAATCCGCCATACCTTTGGCATGAATGTTTACACTATTTTCTAATACCTGAAGCGCCCTTACAGGATTTGTAGTTTCGTTTGCTTTAGTTCCATCAGCTTGACCAAACCCAATTGTTTCTACGCCAGCAGTATCTTTATATGATGTATTGCTATAGCCTTCATGTACAGCAATTCCTACAAGAACAGATGCGCTTGCTATTAAAGATGCAGCCGCAGTGCGTTGTTTAGATATCATTAAGGGGTTTATTAGTTACAAAGCGTAACAAAATACAGATAATGGCTACTATTACCCCAATCAGGGCTTGCCATCTAGGATCTATAGGAAGATAAAAAACAAATCCTTGTAAAACTGAAAGCGTACCAATAATTATCGCAAACCAAACGGTTTTTGATTTATAGGCACATTTAAGTTTATCCCACATTACTTCTTTTTAACTGTAGCCTTTTTTGCTACTTTAGTAGCTTTTTTGGCAACAACCTTTTTGGCTATTGGCTTACGGGTAGTGGCTTTTTTAAGAGTAGGCTTTTTTAGCGATTCGCTTAAAGAAACAATTTCCATAACTTCTTCTCTAGGAACAGGGAAAGGTTTTCTTGTGAGCAATGCAGCAATTTTCTTTAACATTATTTATCTGCCTTTTGGTCAAGTTTGTCAAAAATCTTATCTAAAATAACTTCTAGCTTATCGAATCTTGTATTAATGTCCGCTTTTTTTACATAATGCTCTGCTACATT